ATGGCTTTTAATACTGCTGGCGGCGAGTAACTCGTCCAACGCCGCGTCGAGCGCCGCCCGTCCTTCAACCACCAGTGCCATCCGTTGCGCCACCAGCGTGGATAAATCCGCCGTGTCATTTTGTTGGCTAACCGTCGTTGTCGCTCCCGTGCTGCTGCCTCCGACAGTGCCGTGGTTATAGCGGCCATAGCGGTTGCGACCAAAGGTTGAGCGTAGGGCGTTGCCCAAATTACTGGCTTCGTTGGCCGTGCCCGTCACCATCCGACGCCAGAATGCAGCGGTATTTTTCAGAGTTTTTATCGCCTGAGTCGCTGAGCGCATTTCGCCTTTCACCGTTGAGATAAAGCCCGCAACCGCTTTAGCACTTAGCCCTAGCCAGGAGGACTGAATGGATGCGCCCATTTCTGCGGAGCCAGTAATAGCAAAGGCACGCAGGCCAGACTCGATGGCGGTTAAGGTAAAGGAAAAGACCCGCTCACTGCTGAAGCTATCATCGATCAATAGCCCTGCCTCGGAAATGCTGACCGTCATTTCCCCCAGTGTCGGGTGGACCAGAGTGCCCGGCCCCGACATTTCACAAGCCGCAATCAATGAGTCACGTTGAGTCATCACATCAGGTGCGGTATAGATCTGGCTGTTTTGTATCAAAATCCCTTTCAGAACAATTTTGCGCGTATTGCGGCCCAAATCTTCGATATAGCTGGTATCGCGATAGGGGTAGCTGTGTGTTACCTGGCGGCGACCAAAGGTACCTTGCCCACTGACGACCACAAAGGGAACGCCACGAAAGGAGGCTCGATGAAGGTGTTCCGACCATTGCCAGCTGTCGTCACTGCCTCCCAATAACGCTGATAATGTGTTGCCAATGAGTGACATTTTTTCTCCTGTCCGGTTTTCGGTTTACAGAAAGTAAAAAACCCGCTGGAGCGGGTTCGAGGTTATTGACAAAGTGCCCGCGACGGAGAGAACAGACAGATCGTAAAGACGCCGTAAATACATCCATGTAGGCTCGAGCCGCGCCTTCTCTGGCGCGGACGCTTTACTCCTCTGCCTATCCTCACCGTTCAAGATCGCGTCATCGGGGTTTGTCAGCAGTCTGAAACCCACAGGGGCGGGTTGACTACATTGCGTTTTTACTTAAATTAATGACCGAGTTCCATGGCGTGGGCAATTCTGGCCCCGCCCTGCGCTTGGATCAGCGAAGTTTCACCAGTCCGGCTGTCGATTAATGTCAGCTCAATTTGCACCCGGTTATTTTGCATTGCGGTGGCAATGACATCAGCAATAGCGTTGCCGTTAAAGTCACCCGCTGATTCAGGGGAAATAAGTGATAGATTGACAGGATTGATGTCAATATCATTATAGCCAAAGTCGGATGAGGGTTCTTCCGCGTGAATATCTGTAAGCCAGTTATTTTTCCAAGTATTTTCGGTTTCAGCCCCAAAATTAAACAGATCTTTTCCTAGATTGAATTCAGGAATGTCGCTATTAATGGCCACAGTATTAATTGCCACTGCATTAACTGCCGAAGTCGCATTTTTCTCTTCATTATTTCCCTGATATTTTTTACGAAATCCATCGGTCATCAGTCCCGCACTAAGCATGGCTTTTTCATAAAAATTAAGTTGCTGATAAAAATCAGCATCGTTATAACCCCGACGCATTTTATCCGTATCAATCCCTTGGGTTACCCCTAGGGTACGCATAATCGAAAAGTTATCTGGGCCATAAGTTATCATGTCGGTAAGGCCACCTATTCCGTCGGCAATCGTACCGTCAGAGAACAATACATCGTAAAGCTTATTCGATGCCTTACCTTTGAGGCCATCCCAAGCCATACTTAATTCATTCGTTCGTATGTTTAACTCAGTTAATCGGGCATTAAGTTGAGGATCAATCGTTAGGCCATATTGTCTTGATTTAGCCAGTAAATCCGTTAGCTGCCCCCCCTCGCGCAATAACTCAATAGCATTAGAGTCCATTCTGAGAATATGGATCAGTTGGTGTTGGTCCTGTGGTGCCATTTGTGGAAATTCTTTAGCCATATTCGTCAACGTAGTAGGAGCATCCACTGTTCCATTTTTATTACTGGCAATGTCTAAACCATAATCTTGTAACAGATTCCAACCCTGCTCATCACGTCGCCAAAGTATATTATTAAACGTGTTATAGAGCCGTTCAGTCGATTTTATTGCGGCTTCTTGGTCTGTACCACGAATTTGCATCGCCCCATATAGTTGACTGAATTGATCAATAGGTGCACCCGCATTTTGCGTGACTTTATTTACCGTTCGGGCTTCGCTGGCTGCCTGGCTGACTGCACTGGCAAATTCAGAACCAATCGTATAAATAAGATTAAATTTCCCTCCTGTTATATAGCTATTAGCAATGTTAGCAATACTTGTCATTAAGCTATTGTCCGAAGATGTTCTGGTCCCCCCACTTATGTTGCCGTATTCATTATGAAATCCTTCTATCCGCATAATGAACAAGGGGATAACGTGATTAATCGCTTCCACACTTTTACGTAATTCATTAAATTGAGGCACTAATGCTTTTATTGCCTTATTCATTTGACTCACTGATTCAGTGACCTGAGCATCGATAGCCAGGTCAAAATCAAATATCTCAGTCATTTTTGCCAGCCTTAATATTATTAATCCGCTCGGCCTGCTGGCACCACCACCTTAATCCACTGTAGGTCAGGGACCAGGCATCGCCCGGCCCCCAGCTATAGTAGTAAGTGACGTCAGCGATTATTTCGCGCCATCGTCCCCCGTTGGGGAGTAGGCTAAAAAACGCATCATGTAGACCTCACAGGCTTTATAGTCGGTAAAAGCCATTTTCTTAATGGCTTCGCGCGGCACCCCTGATACCAAGGCAATCAGTAACCCCATTCCACTGAGCGAACCCGACTTGGTTTGCTCATCGTAGAATTGCTGTACCTGTAACAAGGTAGGTTCGCTGAGTTCGACCACCTCATAGGTGGTCTTGCTTGCGTCGTGAGCGATGGGTTTAACCAACGAAATCGTTTTACTGCGTTCCAGTTCTGCCATATCAGTTCTCCGTCACCGAGCCGCCTTCCCAGCGCACCTCGAGTGTGCCTTCCGTGCTGTCCACTTCCTGAGTATTCACCGACCACATCGCACTGCCGATAATGGTTTTGCCATTCGCCAGTTCGCAGACAATATTGACATGGGTCTGATCATTAAAATCACTAACGGAGATCCCGCCGCTGTCACGGATCTGGCACACAATATAAGGCGCATTGATGGTTTCTTTATAGCCATGCACCCCATCCATGCCCATGACGGTTTCACGTTTTACTCTGGATGGGCTGTATTTAAAGCTACCCGCGACCATGACCGTAATGCCATCCACGGTGACATACGCCGTACCCGCCAGGCGGTTTGAAGTATCGCTCATAATTTATTTCCTTTTTTATGGTTAAACGGCCGCTTGCAGGCGGAATTGATTGAGAACAGCAAAGATACGTAATTGATTAATCAGCACACCGGTCCACAGCACATCAACCCGGTTCGGGTTACTGGCGCTTTTCTCAACAATCAATCCACGGGCAAAACCTTTGGCATCCTGAACATAGCCGTTAAATTCCAAGGTCTGATACTGGGCGATAAGCTCAGCACGGATCACATTTGGCGTGATAATGGCCGAGCCAGGGGCAAAGCGCGTGCCATCTGCCGCTAACTTCATACGGGCAAACTTGGAGGTCACCTGTGTACGCAAGAATCGGGTGACGAACATCAGCAGGAACAAGGTTTCAATTTGCAGATAGCTGTCATCTTCCGCGCCATATTTGTTTTTCTGATAGGTGGTAATAATATTTTCCACCTGAACCGTGCTGTCATCGGCCACTGTCACGGTTGAAATACCGCTGTGCAGCAAGTTGTTACGCTCCGTCAGGGTAAAGCGACTGGATAGCGGGGGTGCCAATACGCCGCGAATCGCCAGTGTTTGCAATGGACGGCCCGGATCGTTACGCAAACTTTGCGCAATCGCGCCGACATAAGCGGCAGACCAGATATGTGCTGGCGTGGGTGAATTATGGATCCCCAAAAGTGAGGCGTGTTGATCGTTACGCAATTCACCCGCCGCCGTTAGCTGACCATAGGTGCCAGATTGCGCAGCAAAACTGTGGCCGTACAACTGCTGGCGATAACTCCAGCGCCCGGTGCTGTCAGAAAGAAAATCTTTGATCGCATCCAGTGATGCCGTATCGGTATAAGGGTTAATAATG